TATTTTTAGATATTTCGCAGCCGGTCGCAGATCGCCGCCGTCAATGTTGACATCGACGGCCACCTGGGCCTCACCCAATGCCAAAAGGTGCTCGGCCGCAAGCGGCCGCATGCCCTTGAACATGGGGATGGTGATCTTCACGCCTTGCCGCCCCCCAGCATCTTCGTCAATCCCGCCGCCGACATCTGCACCATGCGCGCAAGCTCTGTTTTGATCTCGGGCGAATCTGTCAGAAGCGCCAGCGCCTGGTACATGGCCGCGTTCTTGGCCTCGGCCGCCTCCTTGTGCACCATGGCCAGCCGGTTCGCTATCCCGTCCAGCCCTTCGGCCGCCACATACGAAGCGCACCCGTAGATCACCTGCGAGTTGCCGTCATCAAAAACACGCTCATGCGCCATCTTAAAAGCGCACCGCTCCCACATTTTAGAGCAAGGCTTCTTAAAATGCGGACACTCAAGGTTTCGCCGATCAATCTCCTGCTTCATATTTTTCCTTAAACTTTAGTCACTTTAGTCACTTAAAACTTTAGTCACTTCCCCTAATTCCTCTGCTGCCTCGTAAAATTCCTCCCCGGCGGCCGCCAGGTCCCGGCCGAATTTACCGCGTTGGCCGACGCCCCGTCGCTCGTGTTGTTACTGGGAGCGCCGGTCGCCCCGGTGCCGGCGGCGCCGGAGGTCAATGTCCTGTTTGCGTTAAACCACCAGGTATATCCAGCGGCATACACAGCAAGCATGCCAGCGATTGCATCACCGACGGCATCTCCCCAGTTTGTGTCACCGGGCATTACAACGTCATGTGTATGGCTCGGACCAGTGTGGGTGTGGTTGGAAAGATCATGCGTGTGGCTCGCAACCGTCAATCCCGCAAGCGTCCACGTCCCGCCGGTCTTGGACGTTCCGCCGGCCTCACCGCCGGCGCCCGACCCCTTGGTCACGTAGACCGTGAAATCGTCGATGTTGGTCAAGAGCGTATATCCGGCAATCGCCGTATCGGACTCGAACAGAATTATCGCCCCCGTCGGCACCGAGCGCGTGTTAAGGGTCGATAAGGTGATTTCCGGGTCCTGATACCAGTAGGTTCGTCCCGTAATCTGCGCGATCATGTAGTGCAGGCGCTGGATCACGCCCGCCATGTCGACCGCGAGGCTTGCAGCGGATCCCGGGTACGGGTCGACCGTCGCCTGCATCTCGGCGGTGGTGGACGGTATCGGCCCGCAGATCGCATCCATCAGCCCCGCCGTCAGCCGCAACTCGATCACATGGTCGTCGGTATAGGTGATTGCAAGCGCCGACGTGCTCTCCTGTGCGCGTCCCGACACGTTCCCGGTCGGCTGGTCCGCTATGCTCGTCCCGACGATCAGCGTGTCGGACCCGGAGGACCGCATAATGATCTTAATTATTTCGCGGTTACCGTTCTTGTCGACCGCCGTGACCAGAAAATACTTATCGACCCCGTTGGCTATCTCGGGAAAGTTTGCCCCGTGACCGCTCTTCAAAGCCAGAGATGTCGCCCCCGCCGTCAAGCTGCTCGCCAACTCCGCCGGGTACTGGTTTTTAAACTGGATCCTTCCCATCGGCCTATCCTTGACACCTAAGTTTGATTTGCGGTTGAAAGAGTGGTTATCGCCTCGTCAAACAAATCCTCGGAGGCGTCGATTACAGCAATCTCGGCCTGCAGTTTATTCACCCTGGCCTTGGCCTCCACCAACTCATCCGCCAGCCGGCGCCGGTTTGCCACAATCGCCTTGCGAGTTTTCTTCAAAACTGTAATCGGCTCCGCCATATTTTCATCCTAAACTTTAGTCACTTTAGTCACTTAAAACTTTAGTCACTTCCTACTCTATCCTATGCTGCTCCGCCGACGGCTCCACCGCCCCCGCCTCGACCTGCTCCTTGCGCCCGAGCTGCGCCAGAAAAAGCTGATACCATTGGGTCGCCCGCTCGCGCGCCCCAGGCGAGAAATCAGCGTCCTTCACATACGCCCAGTACACCGCGAAATAGGTGAGCGAGTTTACAAACTCATCCCCCAGGTTGATCGCAACCGCGTAGGATTCGGCTGGCTTCACCAGGTCCGCCGGAAGCGCCCCGTACTGCATGTAGATATACCCCTGGCTTGCCGCCGGCTGCGGAGGCACCACCGCAAACTGCTTGGGTATCTTGTCGTCGTAGGCGTAATGCCGCACCTCGGCCGAAGCATCCATCGCCGCAAAGAACGGGTTCCACATCTGCAGCTTTTCAAGATCGACCTTGGTAATCAGCCTTCCAGGTGTTACCCCACTGCCTGTCCCCATGTTGTGGCTTATGCGCAGCAAAGAGAGCCCCGCTGCCGGCAGACTCTGCCACGTCCCGGCCACAAGCTTTACCGAAGCCGAAACCACATTCGCATCGAGCTTATAAAAGCAGATCTCGCGCTGCCCGTAATTTATCCCTGAAAACAGCCAAGCCTCGGTAAACCGGTCAAACCCTTCATCCTGAAGAATCCCTGAAGCCGCCGCAATAATCGCGCTCGCTAAAATCGTCCCCATCTTCCTTCACCCTCGAACCCTTGAACCCTTGGACCCTCGAACCCTTCTCCGCGGCATTACATGCCGCGGAGAACATTCAACGCTATCTCCCTCTTCGTCTGCAACACCTCCCGGCTGAATCCCCCGCGCCACTCCGGCCGCGGCTTGCCGCGCTTCTTGTCCGTCAGATACTTGAAAGCCGCCTCTTCGCAGATCGCCCGGCAGGTATGCTCCGGGAAAGGCCACACCCCGTAATCCGAAAACACCGGCCGCGGCGCCGCCACATACGGAATCTGCAACGTCTCCGCGTTCGCATCCGATACACGGTCAAGCAGCACCTGGAGCGTCGCCCCCGGCACGATCACATAAGCGTCCCCTGATCCGAAACCACTCGAAATCCCGCCGAACATGGCGCAGGCAATAGCCGTATTGGAGGTAACGGAAAGCACGATCCCGTCGGATTGCTTGGTCGTGTTGTGCACCCGGTCGCGCACTTCAACCGTCGCGGCAAAGGTCTTGCCCGCCTCGGTCAAAGTCGCCTCACCGCCGGCAGCCGCCCCCACCGCCGTCGTCGTCCCGCTGATCCGCGTCTCGCTCGAGAGGCGATTCACCACCGCAAACGCCGAAGGGCTGTCCTCGTCGGCGTTAGACTCGTCCGCAAAAATAGCCGCCTCCGGCACCGCACATGGCCAGGAAACACTCCCATCCGTCGCCGTGAACTTCCCCAGCATCTTCCCAGCCACCGCCGAAATCGAAAGAAAATCCGGCGGAAGGTCGTACCGGCTTTGCCCGTCCACGGTCGCAATCGTAACCGTGTTAATCAGCATCCGCGTCAATCGCGCAAACTCGCAAGCCGCCAGATCCAGCGCCTGATAAATCACCCGCGGCTGCAGCTCCACCAAGTCGCCCTCGGCCTTATCCACCGCATCCAAAAAAATCTGCGAGAGCGTCTTCCCGTCCATGTCTCTCCTGCTTCTGTGGGAGCGGCTTCCAGCCGCGATTATCTTTTAATTTTAGTCACTTTAGTCACTTAAAGCTTTAGTCACTCATCTCCGTGGGAGCGGCTTCCAGCCGCGATGTTCTAATCCGGGTAACTATCCGGCTCCCGCGGCGAAACCCCACCCGCCCGCGGCTTATCCTTCGCATCCGCCCCGCAGCTCGGGCAGCGGTCGGCGTCCTCATACATAGCGTCGTCCTCCACCCACAACTCGCGGCAACTCCAACAGACTCTAAGGTCCCCAAAGCTCATGCCCGATAATATCATTGGTTTTTGTGATAAATGCGCCACGCATCTTTACAGAAGCGCCTTTCCCCAAAAAGAAGCCCAGCCACCGTCACCGGCGCCGGGCTTTATGCGTTTCATGCAATAGAATCTATTGACAGCTTATGTTTTCATATTTTTTTTTACCTTCAGCCTTCTCTACTCCCTTTTTCCTCCTTACCACTTCCTACTTCATTTCTTCCGCCTTCCTCCTTCCTTTTTCCGCCTTCCGCCTTCCCCCTTCCAACTTCCGTATTCCCCCTTCCTACTTCCTTTTTCCAACTTCCACCTTCCAACTTCCGCCTTCTCATCTTATCCCCCCCGCCACCACTCCCTGCCCCTTCATCGTCGGCACCGGCGCGGACAGCTGGATATTCTGCGAGCTGGTCATCTGGTTATCCGACCCGTCCTGGCAGCGCACATAGTAGTTTGTCGCCACCCCTCCGCACGCCTTGTTGATGTTCTGCGAGTGGCTAGTTCCTCCGGTCGAGCTAAACGTGCTCGTAAGCGACGCATAGGCCAGATCGGAGGTTCCGTACTTACAGGTCGCGTTTTCGGAAGTCTGCACCTGCATCACGATCGGCTTCGGGTCTTGGGTGCAAGCCTGCTGGCTCGTTGGGGAGTAACTGATGATCGACGGCGGCGTGGTGTCGCTTGCCGCAATCGAAAAAGAAATCGTTGTGGCGCTCGTGCTCTTATTGTCGGAAACGTCCTTGCATCGCGTGTAGTAAGTATAAGAATTTCCGCAGTTAAGGTTAATTACTTGTGAGTGAGCGGTCGTTCCGGTCGTGGAAAACGTGTTCGGAAGCGAATCGTAGACCACATTGGAAGTGCCATACTTGCATGTCGCGTTTTCGTCGGTCGTAATTCTAAGCGTCGTCGGCAGCGGATTCGCCGAACACACCTGCGATCCAGAAGGTAGCGGGTTGCTGATTACCGGAGGGGTCGTGTCCGGTGGCGGATACGATACCGTAAGCGTGTCAGTATGGGTATTATTAGCCGCATCCCGCGCTGTAACAGTGATGACGTTCACCCCGCCGTAGGTTAGCGGTATGCTGGACTGGCTCCAATTTTTAGTGCCAGGAGTCCCATCACAAGTTGCGCATGTGGCCGTCCCTGATCCGGGAGAACCGCCCCGGTCATTCACCCACGTTACGCTCGTAACCCCCACGGCGTCCGAGGCAGTCCCCGCCAGCGTGATCGTGCTGGAAGATGCGGGGTAGGTCTCGCTGCTCGTCGGGCTGGTTATCGTGACAACGGGGGCGGTTAAGTCTCCGCCACCAGCACCATACTCGTATGCGCCGATGTCCCAAGCTCCTGATGCGGGTCTAGCAACTCCAGCCTTATCCGAGTTAAGTGCTGTAATCCCCAATGATGTAAGATTGACCCCGGCACCAATGGCAGGAGAACCTACTTGTGGTTTATAGTTAGCGTCAAGATTGGGGTTAGTGGATATACTGTGGATGTCCTGCCCCGCTGCTTGGCTTTGCGCTATAGTCCTGCAATATGGCGGACCGGTGCCGGTATTTACACAAGTCCAGTTTGATACATTATATCCATCTGTGTAGTCTGTAATCAATAATGCCCAATTGTTATTTGCTTCCTGTATCCCGCCAACATTCAGCAGTAAATTATTTTTATACGTGTTTGGATTTGAAACATTCGATTTAACAGCAACGCCGGAAGGCCCTATGATGGTGTTGTTATAAACCTTCATATTGCCGCCGCAGGCCCCATAATAGTCACACCCCATAAACCATATTTGTGCTCCACATGACCCGCCAGAAACGCAGCTTGGATAAACAAGGAGATTGTTAAATATTGTAATATCTTTTGAGTTATCTTGTGGTGCAATCATTCCGCTAGGGCTGGAGTTCAAACTATTTCCGGTCAAGTCTCCATGTATGTAATTATTATAGATATAACTAGTGCTATCACCGATTGACCCGGCTTTTGTTTCGTCCCAGTTAAAAAGCATTATGCCGTTTGTATGACAATTTGACGATGGTGTCGCCCAATTTGTCCAATCTCCAATTTCGTTGTCATGTATTAAGATGCCTGAGATAGTTGATCGCGGAGAATCACCTCCCATTGCTACTCCCCAACAAACCTCGTCAATTCTATTATTATATATTTGCCAATTCGACATCGTAGCATCACTGGTAGTGCCGAAATTAAGAGCAACACCTTGATAACCGTCCGATAACCTATTATTGTGAACGCTGATATTGTAAAACGCGCCGTGCCAAAAATTTATAGGTAGAGAACCAGTACCGCCATTACTTGTAGAAGCATTTCGTTGATAAATATTTCTAATCGACAGATTCTTTATTTCAATATCATGTGCGGTTCCTTCACCAGATAAAATTCCACTTGAATTTTGATTAATAGAGC